GAGTCCTCGCCAACTTTTGCAAGAGCTTGGTGTAAAAATGAGAGAAATTTTTCCAGACATTTGGGTGGCCAAAGTGTTTCTCGAAACTATCCCCAAACTACAAGAGCAGGGGTATGAAGGTTTTGCCGTCTCTGACGTTCGTTTTCCCAACGAGGCGGATTGGATCCGTAAGTACGGGGGAATTGTGGTCCGAGTAACTCGTGCGGGAAGCGGAACCACAGTTGGTGCTGATCACGCAAGCGAGACTTCGTTGAAAGATTATGTGTGTGATGTAGAGATCTCCAACAACGGCACCTTTGAAGAGTATTTTGAAAAACTCGACAGAATGACGGAGGAGGTTCTACAATATGGTGGAGACGAGGGACAAGACAACAACTGAAGGCCGCGGTCTTGGCTTTTCTTTTGCTGCGGATAATGTAGTAAGAGGCGAGCCTGGAGCCGACTTTGAGAAGAGACGTCCCACGTATCCTTTAGGAGACGATCCCAGAGGCCGAGAAATTGACTTTGGGGACTCTACTGGCAGAGAGTCTTATGGCTCTACTCGAAACCAAGTTTATAGAGCGTATAGAGGAAGCTGGCCTTTGGAAGGTCAGAGTTATGAGACGCCCGCGCGAAGAGGGCAGTTACAGAAACCCAAAGACTTACGTCCGGGACTTCCCAACAGGTCAGTAGACTCCGCGGCCCTGGATGCCCAGAAGGAACTAGACAGAGCCCTTCTATTTTCCACAGACTTTGCAGCAGTTTTTCCGAGCACTACTATTTCTGTCCCGTCCCCAGGCGCTACCTTTTCTCCTGGAGACACCCTGCTTGTGCAGGCCCCTTCAAGCCATATTCGTAGTTTGATGGGCGCAACCCTTTTTATTGATGGCCAGCCCGCCCTGCACCGAGAGCTGGACCGCAGCGCCCAGGATTCTACTTTGAACTTTACTTTCCCCTTTGCTTACCAGATTCCCTCTGACAGGGCATTAGGTCCGATGGACGTTACTGTTCAGGTTACTTCTAGAACAGATAATGTTATGGGAATTATTGCAGACACCTCCATTAACAACCCCCCACTGGCCGACGAGATACAGGGCGCAGTAGGAACTTTGGACGGTAGAAAAGGACAGAGTACGTCCTCGACATTGGCCTCCCCACTATTAAGCGCGTCCACCTATTTAAGAAAGCCACATGGCCGATCTTCGGTCACAGTGAACATTGTATAGGAATTTTCAATGCCCAAGAAAAACAAAACAAAATCAAAGACAAGCGTTAACGTGGATGCAGTTCGCCGAGAAGTTTCCAAAATGGCTAAGGATGCGGAAAATAAACCATCCTCTTCTCTCCCCGGCGATCTAGGCAGGACCCACGCAGAGCTGGCCCCGGGATCGGTGCAGAGACAGTCCCCGGTAGAACAGGAAATGGGATCTTCTAAATACAAGCAGATGATCCATGACCACAACGACAAGAACAAGCACATTCTAGACCGTCTTCCTTTCACTTTCCCCAAGAAAAGTGTAGTTCGTTCCCACAGGACCAATGTTCTCGTAGAGTGCGCCGAATGCGGACATGAGAGTTATGGTTCTGAGCACACCTACATGAAGATTTGCGAAGGATGCAAGAAGTCTGCGAAGGTTATCAACCCCGAAGCCGAGGCCCGGGGAGAAGACCGTGACTTCACTCCCGGAATGTTCGCCTCCGCTTCGGACATCCTTGAGATGCGGGAGAAAAGACGCTTGGCAGAAGAAGAAAAGAAAAAAGGCCAATAAGGCTTGCATAATCTCTAAAAACCGCTTATTATTGAAATAGATAAGAGAAGGAGGCAAGCATGTCCGACCAGAAGAAATGGCATTCCTGGGTCATCAAGAGGAATAGAATCTCTAATGTTGTTGATTTCATTCAGGCCAACTGCCCGGAAATAGATAAGTATTTCTATCCTCAGATTAAAAAGGAATACACTACCAAACGTGGTACAGTTACGAAAGACCGGCCTCTCTACGAGGGTTACCTCTTTCTGAGATACGACAACCACCCGGAAGTATTCCACAAATTAAGTGCCTATCCCCAAATAACTACTTACGCGGGCCCCTGTGAGCAGCATGAGATTGATGAGATGCGCGCCGCGCAAGGAAAGCTGCTTTCCGAAATTAAAGCCAGCCGGTTTAAGAAGGGAGACACAGTCACCCTGCTCCATGGTCCTTTTAAGGGCTTTGACGCCAGGGTAGTCTCCGTCAAGGGCGAGAATATCAAAGTAATGGTACATGCTACTTTGTTAGGAAGCCCCGTCGAAATGTCTTACACTGAAACTGAAGTAGAGCGCAAGAGCGAACTTCAGAATATTGAGGTTCAGGATATCTAAAATGGAAGAAAGACCCCCAGGCCGTTCTCCCGGTTATCATCACACCGAGAAGACTCGCCAAAAAATTAAAGAATCCCTTTCGGGAAGAACCAAATCTGAGGAGCATCGCCAAAAGATTGCTAAGTCTATGCAGGGCCGGGAGAAATCGTCAGATCACCGAGAAAAACTTTCCCAACTCGGCCACGACCGCGAAGCGGACAATAAACTGTTGTATATTGATAACCTTTGTTTAGATAGGTTAGCGGAATTAAAGGCAAATTACCCGGACCACGTGGAGTTTTTCGAGGAGAATGAGACTGCTCTTCTTATAGCCCTCCGTGAAGTTAAGTCCGACAAGGAAATAGACGACATCAAGAGGTACATTGAGACGGAAGACATTGATAGGTACGCGGGGTCTCTTTCGTACCAATACGCGAGTAGTTCCTTCTACGCGCAAGAAGACGCAGTCATCGCACTAATTGATACGTGCCGGTATCTGCGCAAATTTCATTAGTACCAATATTTAACCTACTTACTGGTCTTATTTATGGAGGGTGGATTAGGCTACACCTTCCCCTATAGCTACGTTCTGAAAGGACTATAAGGATGACAGATGCTCCTAAGCCCCCAAAAACAATAGATGAAAAAGAACTAGAAGAAAAGGCTAAGGCTGATCCTAAATCTAAGAACTATAACAACCCCAACAGCCGAAAAAATTTAAGACAGTATCAGAAAAAAGAAGACCAATTCGTGATTCCTGAAATTGTACCCGACGACGAGCCCGGGGACGACGGTACGCTTCAGGCCCAGGAAATTGTTAGAGGCAGAAAACTCAGTCCTGAAATGGTAAAAAAGCTCATACCCGAGCGGGGAGTGTTCACCACTGAGGAGAAAAGGCGGTTTACAGGTATAGTAGTCCAATACTTATCTGATTTTAAGAATGAAGAGCCCACCGCTTCAGATGCCGATGATATCTTCGAGATCGCTAAAGCTGACATTTTGGAAGGTCGCATTCTAAAAGCAACCAAGAATGACCCAGCTGCGCTGATCCATTCCAACCAAGCGCTTGAAAAAATCTACAAGCGTAAACAATCCGCAAAAGAAAACCTAGCTGCTAGAAGGACCGACCGTAAAGATGACCGCCACGCTCGTGAACTCACTATTGTTGATCTTGTAGTCAATTACGATAATGAACAGAAGCAATTAGAGAGGGAGCGAGTTGAGAAGCTTCTAGAAGAACATAAAGAAACCTCTGAGAAGCTCACAAAGGTCATAAAAGAAGATACCTTTTAATGCAGATAGACGATCCAGAGTTCCTAAATCAATCACAACATCTAATAGACTTTTATCGCGAATATCCTGAGATAGCCGCAGAAGATCTTTTGAATATCAAACTTGCAGATATACAGAAGGTAGTCTTGCGGGCTATGTGGAATAAGAACTACGTCATGTCGATCATGTGTCGTGGATCTGGTAAAACTTTTCTTAATGGAGTATTTGCTTGCTTGAAGTGTATGTTGTACCCAGGTCATAGAGTTGGTCTATTGGCACCTACATTTCGACAGTCCAAGTTTATGTTTGACGAATGTGATAGGCTCTGGAAGCGCTCACCTATTTTTCAAAGTGCCACAATAAAAAAACCCACCCACCAATCCGACAATTGTTATATAGAGTTTAAATCAGTAGCGGGACGTCCAGGATCAAAGATACAAGCAGTTCCATTAGGCGATGGTACTAAGATTCGTGGATCCCGCTTTTTTTCTATCATCTGCGACGAGTTTCCTCACATTCCCGAAGAGATCTTTAACATGGTTATCCGTCCCATGGCAGCTACCGTAGCTGACCCCATGGAGAATGTAGATAGAATTAAAAGAGAGAGGGAGTTGGTGGAGGCCGGCCTGGCCGCCGAGAGCGATTTAGACAATAAGAAAGTAGCCAACCAAATTCTAATTACTTCTTCCGGATACTTTACCTTTAATCACATGTACGATTTGTATAGCGTGTACAAGAAAGAAATGCTCAGCGGAAATGATAAGTACGCAGTTTTCCGAATCCCCTACGAGCTTCTCCCAGAAGGATTCTTGGATGACGATAACATTAGTTCCGCAAGGAAGGAAATGTCCAGCCTCGAATTTAGCATGGAGTATGAGGCAGCTTTCATCCCGGACACTGACGGGTTCTATAAGGCCTCTCTTTTAGAAGGATGTAAAGACAAAGATCACGCTCCTCAGGTTGCAGGATCCGCCGGAAAAAGTTATATTTTAGGTGTAGACCCGGCCCGAAGTGAAGACTCCTTCGCAATTGTAATTGTTGAAATCTCTAATCCCGCCCGCGTAGTCCACGCACTCGAATACCAGAAAGAAACATTCCCTAAAATGGCCGCAGTTCTAGAAGATCTCTGCATGGCCTATAATGTTCAATCCATTTATATGGACGCAGGTGGCGGAGGCATGGCCATTAAGGACATTTTAGCAGAGAACCACCGAGGTCTTCCCGGAGGTCCTATTCTGGACGCCGAGGACGAAGCTCACCAGCAAAAAACAGGACGACACGTTCTGACCATGTGCAATTTTGGAACTGAGTTTATCTCTGATTCCAACTTTGCAGCTCTGCGACTGTTAGAGCGGCGAGAAATTCTTTTCCCGGTTCCGCCCAAAACAGACGTCCCGCGCCCCGCTGAGGAAGAGTCCTGGGCAACTATTACTAGGATGCTTCAGCAGATGCAAACTATTATTATTAGTGAGACCCCTACTGGTAAGATTCACTTTGACGTTCCCAAGGGATCTGGGCATGGAGTACAAAAGAAGGACTTGTATACCGCATTCATGTTGGCTGCCCGAGGAATATATGATTTTCTCTGGGCAGAGGGTATTCCGGACAGCGAAATCCACCACGCCGGAGTAATAACCCCCAGTTCG